TGGTGGGACGCGTATGAAGAGCCAGAAAGAGAGGAATACTCTGGGCTTAGTGAGGAAGATTTACAACTACTCATAACGCCTACAACTGTGGAGGTTGTAGAGCATACTGTATCTGACGTAGGACTGCATGACGTTGTGGTACTACGCTCCTCTTATGGCGGAAGAGTCCACATAGAGAACGTACCGCCTGATGAATTCCTCATCTCAAGAGAGGCGAAAGGAATACAGGATGCGCGATTCGTCTGCCATAGAGTAAAGAAAACTGTATCAGAACTAAGGATAATGTACCCTGATGATGACTTTGATGTGGCTGAGTTAGGCGGAGGATACAACGAGGAAGTATACAATGCAGAAAGACTGGCTCGTTACGAGTTTGATGACTCCTTTTCTTGGGGTGATGGACTTAACGAGAATGGTGAAGAGGCTCTAAGAGAGTATTGGCTACATGAATCCTTCATCAGAACAGATTATAACGATGACGGTATTGCAGAACTAAGGAAGGTTTGTACAATAGGGGATTATATATTCTCGAATGAAGAGATAGACAAGGTTCCTCTTGTTTCTATCACCCCTTTAAAGATACCACATAAGTTCTTTGGCCTGTCGGTTGCTGATCTAGTAATGGATTTGCAACTCATAAAAAGTACGCTCATGCGAAATCTCATGGACAACGCCTATAACCAGAACTTTGGTAGGTACGCCGTCCTTGAAGGTCAGGCGAATCTGGATGATTTGCTCACCCAGCGCCCGGGCGGTGTAGTAAGAGTTAAATCCCCCAACGCTGTCATGCCCTTGGCTACCCCTCCCCTACAGCCAGAATCATTCCAGATGCTTGGATATCTTGACGAGGTAAGAGAGGCTAGGACAGGAGTTAACAAGAATACACAAGGTATCAACGCAGACGCCCTGACAAGCCATACAACGGCTACAGCGGTGAACGCGGTGATGACCAATGCCCAGTCAAGGGTAGAGTTAATTGCCCGTCAGTTTGCGGAGACAGGTGTTAAAGAACTGATGTATTGTATATACGAACTCCTACTAAAGAACCAAGATAAGGAACGAATGGTGATGTTACGGAACGAGTGGGTTCCTGTTCGCCCTGATATGTGGAGTGACAAGATGGACTGCACTGTATCTGTTGCTTTGGGCAATGGCTCAAAGGATCAGCAGATGTCGCACCTATCTCAGATGTTACAGTTCGCATCACAGGCGATGCAGGGTGGGCTACCAATCGTAACCCCAGAGAATATGTACAATCTAGGGGCCGCATTGATTAAAGCAATGGGCTACCAGAATGTAGATGACTTCTTAACTAAACCACCACCGCCTCAACCAGAACAGCCTAACCCTGAAGAACAGATGGCTAAGATGGAAATGGAACTCAAGCAGAAAGAGTTAGAGATTAAGGCGGCTGATGTACAGGTTAAGATGCAGAAGATTCAACAGGACGCTCAGAAGGATGCGGTAGACGCACAACTTAAAGTTGCAGAACTCGCGCTAGAGAAAGAACAGAACAGAGCAGTAGCCATAGGAGCCACATGATTGACATCGAAAGAGAACGTCACGCAAAAAACCTCTTACAAGACACATTACTGCAAGAATCATTCGACACACTAGAAAAGAATTTACAGGACACATGGAATGGTTCCGGTGTTCACGATGTAGATACGAGGGAGCAGTGTTGGCTCTCGTTAAGACTCCTTGAACGGATACGCCTTCATCTAACCAGTATCGTTGATACCGGAGATATGGCGAGGAAGATCGAGGAATACCAAATCTAAGGAGAATTTAAAATGGCGGATACGCAACCAGCCCCGCAAGCACCGGCTGCAATACAGCCAATATCCGCGCTCGGTGGAAGTATTACTGAAGCGCAGGAAGCATTACTTGGACTACTGGAACCTGAAGAGGAGAAACCGGAAACTCAAGAAAGCGCCCCTACTGAAGATGTTGAAGAGTCTACTGAGGAAACTCAAGACGAACCATTGGAAGAGGTTTCTGAAGAGGAAGAATATTCCGTTGAGGAAGAAGAAGAATCTGAAGAAGAGTCAGAAGAAGATGAGGTTGAAGAGGAATCTGATGTTTACGCCGTCAAAGTTGATGGTGAAGAACTTGAGGTAAGCCTTGACGAACTTATTAAGGGATACTCCCGTTACTCTGACTATACCAGAAAGACGCAAAAAATATCTGAACAAAGGCGAGAAGTTGAAGAATTATCCAATAGGTATAATTCTGAAGTTGCCCAAATTCAGCAAGAGCGTCAGCAGTACATTGATGGATTACAACAAGCAATGCAATCCTCCCTGTCTGTTTTGGACGAGTTCTCTACCATTGATTGGGAACATCTCAGGTCTACCGACCCTATAGCATTCGTCACTAAAAAAGACGAATACAGAGATGTCCAAGAAAGGATACAGCGATCTCAGTACGAACAACAGATGGCCTCCCAAAAACAACAAGAAGAGATGGCAAGAGCAAGACAGCAAACTCTTACTCGTGAGAGAAGTGCTATAGTGGAAAAAATCCCTGAATGGGGTGATCCAGAAAAGCAAGCAGTCTTGGCGCAGGAACTAAAAGGATACGCTTCTGATCAGGGGTTTTCCCAAGAAGAGTTAGCGTCCTTGGTAGATCACCGCTCTCTGGTTGTTCTTAGAAAGGCTATGCTTTATGACAAGGCGCATTCTTCAGATATAGTTAAGAAAAAACTGAAGAACAAACCTACCGTTATAAGGGCTGGGTCAGGCGGGAATAAAAAAGCATCTGAGAAATCCAAACGTGCTGCATCAATGAAGCGTCTCCAAGGGTCTGGCCGCATCGACGATGCGTCTGCACTCCTAGAGGATTTTATAGACATTTAACTAAGGAGGAAATGCTATGGCAGTTCCCGCACAAACTAGGCAAACCTACGGTGCTATTGGCATCCGTGAAGACCTAAGCAATATTATATACAACATTAGTCCAATGGACACCCCATTTCTAAGTTCAGTGGGGAAAGGATCGTGTGACAACACGAACTTTGAATGGCAAACAGATGAGTTAAAAGCAACCGCCGCAAACCGACAGGTTGAAGGTTGGGATTATGCTTCTACTGCTGCAACTGAGCCTCGACGTCTGAGTAACTATACCCAGATTTCTGCAACTCAGGTTCAGTCCAGTGGCACGGCAGAATCGGTAGATTTCGCAGGACGCAAATCAACCCAAGCCTACCAATTAGCCAAGCGAGCAAAGGAAATGAAGCGTGATATGGAAACCATGCTTTTAGATAACACCGTAAAGGCTATTGGCAATGCGACGGTAACTCCGAGAGCAACCGCTTCTGTTGGCACTTGGATTGGGACGCCTGTTGTTGGTACTTCAACCGTTATGGATGGGAGTTTAGCCACTCCTCTTGGTCTTGCTAATCTTGGTGTCGGCTCTGTCGGCCCGGATGGTACTACCGCTCCATCGGCTGCTGCTGGTGCTGCTCTAGCAATTACGCTTGCTGGCATAAACGCAGTGGTGTCGCGTATATGGGATTTAGGTGGAACACCTGATACCATTATATGTGACGCTCCGACCAAGCAGACGATTAGTTCGTCCGCTGTTGGTGGTTCTGTGGTTGCCGATCCGATAGGTAACAATTCTGGTAGCAAGGCCATTACTGCTGTGAACGCAGTGGATGTTCTGGTAACAGACTTTGGTACGTTTAGAATCGTTCCTGATCGTTTTAGCGTTGCAGAACAGGCGTATTTCTTAGACTTTGATTTGTGGTCTATTGATTATCTACGTCCGTTTAAAACCGATACTCTCGCCAAGTCTGGTGATAGCATGAAGCAACTTCTAATTGCTGAATACGGTTTACGAGCCAAGAATGGCTTTGGCAATGGTATGCTGAAAGCAGTAAAATAAATTGGTTTAGCCCCCTTCGGGGGGCTTTTCCTAATGGAGGTAAGATGGTTTCTAAGAAGGATTTTAATAAAGCCGTAAAGGAGATGGAAAAACAAAGCCCCACAAAACCTAAAGACTCTAAAAAGTCTCCTTCACTGGAATCTAGGTTGAAGAGAATTGTAGAGGGTGATGACTCTGGGTATCATTTAAGATGAATAAGAAAGTAGAACCTAATATGCTACACACTACGTTTCATTCTAATGCGGATGAAACAGAGTTTACCATAAATACCTATCAGGATTGTGAGCCTATACTGGAGGAAAACAAAGCAGCCTATAATAATTATGGGGATTTGCTTACTCCGGGCAAGGCTGGTGAAGGCGTAAGAGTTGCGTCCATACCGTTAAATGTGTGGGAGCAATGGAAGAAAGAAACCAACGGGGAAATAGAGAAAGATCATAATCTTATGAAGAAGTATCTAAACGACCCAGACAACAAGTATTTTAGAACTACACCAACGAGGGTTTAATTATGTGGCTATACGCATTCGGTGTTGCAGGACGCACACAAAGGAATTATCGAATCTTAAATCAAAACGTATTCTTCGCAAAACGTAACGTCTAATGGCTATTAGTACCTACAGCGAATTAAATACCGCTGTTGCTAACTGGTTAGACAGAGATGATCTAACAGATAGGATACCAGAGTTTATCGCTTTGTGTGAAGCAAGGTTCAACAGACTCTTGCGTATCAGGGCTATGGAGTATAAGCAGACTGCATCTACAGTAGCGGGGCAGAGAAATCTAGCCCTGCCTACTGGGTTTATTCAGATGCGTAACTTACAGATGAACGCCTCTCCTATAGTTCCTATGCAGTACGTTACACCTGAGATATACGACAGGTTATATGGTAGTACATTCACGGGAACTCCAGAAATGTATACTATCATAGCGGATGAGATTCAGTTAGGGCCAATCCCCGCAAGCGTACAGACTATAGAGATGTTATTCTATAAGAAGTTTGACGCCCTTACTGATGTGGCTACGACCAACTGGATGATTACTAACGCCCCTGATGTCTACCTTTATGGTTGCCTATTAGAGGCAGAGCCATTCATTATGAACGATCCTAGAGTACAGTTATGGGCTACGGCATTTAAACAAGCCATAACAGATATACAGGAGCAGGATAACAAGGATCGTCATTCAGGTTCCGCACTTAGAGTTATGAATACGAGTGGTTACTGGTGAGTGCGCCGATAAAATGGTCTGAGGCAACTACGCCTATAACTTGGTCTGCTATAGGAATTAATTGGAATAGTCCAGCAAAGGCTAACACTTCTACCCTTGCGGTATCTAGCGGGTATAGTAATATAAATGTAGGAACGCTTACCGCTGCTGCATCCTTTGCTAATAATTTGGGCAAGGTTCACGC